ATTAATATTCAAATCTACTGTAGGTGGTATTGAATATATTATGAAATGTTGTTTTATATCAAATTTTAATAAAAATATTATATTGAACGATAAACAATTTTATACCAATACACCAGAAAGCTTTCTAAGAGAAGTATCTATACAACAAGAAATTTATGAAAAGACAAAGTTATGCCCCGAAGTTATTTTATATGAGATTATCACAACATTAACTTCAAAAATAATGGAACTAATACCTTCATTGCCCGAAAATATTGAAATCGGTTTATTTGTAATGCCATATATGGATGACTATAAGATGTTGCGAAAATCTCATAGAAATGAATGGATTCTAGCCACATTGGAATTAGTAATGAAAACTGGATATATAAATGCAGATAATTCATATTTTAATACTTTGAGTAATCCGGATGGTACTATATTGTTTATAGATTTAGCACAATGTGAAAAATGTCCTCCTGAAACACAAACAAATATAATACAAGCATTTAATAGAGGAGTTGAGTTTCTATTAGAGAATAATAAAATATATAAAGAATCAAAATTTGCAGGGCTAAGTGAAACGGAAGTCGAAGAGCTTGCAGAATCAGATCCAGAAGAGTTTGAAGAGTTGGATAAAAAATTCACAGTTAATTCAGATTTAGCTGAATATGAGATGGGTATTGCTTTAAATATTTTATATGATTATGGAATAAGTCGAGGATGGACAAAAGAATGGGGTTATTATGGGTTTGACAGTATAAAATATTATATTGATAATGACAATATACCATCTTTGGTAATACTAATAGGAAATCTTATTCGAGACGAGAAGTTCCAATTGTTTCCAGAAATGCTTCCACTCCCAGAAATTCCACAATCTAAAAAAAGAGCATCAGAATTTTCAGATATTTCGGAAAATTCGAGTTCCCGAAAAAAAGGTGGAAAAAGGAAAAATAAAAGTCGAAAACCCAAAAAAAGAATTAAAAACAAACCAAAATAATTTACAGTGAAATGGAAGTAATTATTCCCCAATATATTTCGAGACAAGCGTTTTATTCCGCTCAATTTTTCATTTTAGATTCGTGTTTGGCATATTACTTGCAATATTATCGATTATCTGTTTTACTTTTTTGTTTATATATTACCACTCTCCTTCATTGGAATAAAACATATAGGTTAAGTATCATAAAAATACTTGATGTTGTAACCGTTATTTCTGTTTTGTCTTCCATCACTTTCTACGATAGTTATCGATTTCTTGAAAAATATAGAATATTATGGAGATATTCTATGTCATTCAGTATATTTATTTTCTTTCTCAATGAAACAACATTTTATATTTTTTTACCAACCAAAACAGAGGACATCTATTATCGGTCTACTTATGTGCATATGTTCTTTTTACATTTTTTACCAGCGACAACTTGTGCATACTGTGCAATAATGTCTTTATAAACTCTTTTTAACATATAACCCATCAGTCTCCTTAAAATATGACGATGATTGCAAACCATCAATATCAATTTTATGTTTAAAATACCCGATTGTATTAAATCCCACACAAGATTTGTCTTGTATTGCGATTTTTAACATTTTTTCAAGAGAACCTTTCTTAAGATATAAATCGTCACCAATATGATCTAGCTTCGGATAAAAGGTAAATTGTGCAAGTAAATTTTTCATCGCGTTAAAATCCAGAAAATCAACTCTATTTTGTATATCTGTATCTATCGGTTCTCCATTTTCACTCCATTCTGCAAACGCCAAATGAGGTCTGGTTTCATTGATAGTGACATCCGCCCTTTGAAACATTAAATAATCAATGCCATTTTGAATTCCATTTTTTGAAATATAATCCAACAATTTATATGCCCCCATTTTTGTGATGGAATAACAATGTGTCCCGCCAATACACAGACTTTTATTAAAAGGGTGTATTGTTGGATTGCCTGGTTTATCATAAATATCACTTACTTTCATTCTTTGTTCAGAATGCATTAGATATCCTAAAAGGAGCAATTCGTGATTTATAAATTCATCCACCATTTGTATTTTTTCACCAAAATGAGGACAAAGATTGGCGTCGTCTTCCATAATAAGATAATGACTGTTCATTTTATCTTCCAGTAGTTGTTTCCAAAGTTTTATATGACTTAGTGCACATCCAATGACTCCACGGCGATACCCGAAATCATTATCCCGAAACAAGCTTTTTAGTGTTAAAGAGGGTGTCAGATCACACCCATCCACTGCCTCTACGATTTCGTATTCAATATTGTTTTTTGATAGCTGAGCTTCAATCTTGGTTTTTCGATCGGGCCTTCTTTTTAAGTTAATAACTTTCACCCACGGAGTTTTCGTTGCTTTTTCTATTTTTTTTTCCGATAGGGTTTCTTCTGAGTGAAATTGTTTTTCTTTGTTTAAAGAGTAGGCGTTTGCGCCTGTTTCTTTTGTTAACTTTCCAATATGACGATTTGTGAGTTTGTTAAAAAAAACACTCTGGTATCCACTTGCATTCCAACGATCAGCGTAATCTCTTTCAAAAAATGTATTAGGGGAATCATAATTTCCCAATTCCAAAATAGTTTCTACTTTTACCATTGATGGTCTAAAACTATAATGAGGCCAATAATGACAATTTTGGTATTGAAACTGGCCGATTTTATGATCGTGTAAAACAATTTTATTTGTAAATGGAAGACCTATGTGATTCATAATACGATGGCATTCAATTGTTTCACCGTATGCACGATTGAATAAAACTTGACTCACTTTTGGATAACCATTTTCTTCACATTGTTTTAAAAAATAGATAGAATCCGTGACGTAATTCATTTTATCGTAAAAAAGAAAATCGTCTTCGATATGAATCCAGTAAGTAGGGCGCATCTCTTTTAATTTATTCCATATAATATTCATACTTTCTCGATGCCCCTTTTCGGTTGACGTTTTAAAAACATAGTCAATCCAAGGATATTTTCTTACCATTGTAACTCTATCATCAATACTAGAATTATCGTCCACACAAAACCAATAATCAATCTTTTCTAAATCTTGCCAGTGATTCAAAATAGAATTTACTGTTTCCTGAAATAGTTCAACCCGTTTACAAGTGGTGAAAGAAAGGAAAACGGTGGGACCTTTTTTATTTTCAATATTCGGGTTTTTATATGCAGTAAGTTTTTTACGATAAGTTTCAAATAAAATGTTCCATTTGTTTATATTATCGATACTCGGATTTTCTGTAAATTGTTGATTGATAGCGTAAAATTCTTCCATTTTTGTAATTGTTAAAATTGTTTTAAACTATTTTCGAAATAAAAGTAACTCCATTTGTATTATAGAATGTTTTTCAGAAAAAGATTAAACAAATACAAACAAACCGTAGATCTTCCTCTGAGAGAATATTATGGATTAAACGAAAACATCAATATTCTAGTCAATGAAGGGACTGATGATTTAAATGTAATCATTCTCTACAAAAATAAACAACCCAAATTCTCTTTTACAGAATTTCCTGACGAAATAAATGATATGATTTGTTCTTTTTGCGGGGATTTTATAGAGATTCGCTTAAAGTTAACGTGCCCAAAGTTTTTTCCATTTCATTCACCGATATGGCACATTATAAAGGTAAATAATAACCTTTATAATCGAGGAATTATTGATCTGGAAGAATATTATACACATATTGTAGAATGTGTAAATCGCAGTAATATTAGAAATTGGAGTCCGACTTACGGTTTTGAAAAAGAAATATTACGATTTTTCACGCGGATAAATCATTTTGAAAGTATTCTTGAAAATATATAAACTAGTCGGTAAAAGAGGGAATATTATCTAGATTTATCACATTTCCTTCTACTATTGGAACTTGATACTTTTTAAATTCCTTGCGATTCAATTGGTTGTGAGGTGTATGTTTATGTACTGTGCGTGCAATCATTTTATATAGTTTGAAATTTGGATATCTTTCCTCTCCATTTCTCTTGTATAATACATTTACACCCTTGTCATCTTTGCACCATTCATCAATAATTCTTGCAACACTATTCAATTTTACCACATTCTCAACATTACTTACATTTAATAAATTATCCCATATAGAACAAGCTAGTCTACATAGATCAAAGCTCTTGTTTGGGTCAATCCTCTTTTTCTTTTCGTTAAAGTAAGGTTCTGTATTATATTGTGTGGCGGCATCCCCGTTTGGTTGGAAACTGTTGCTACAGAATATAGTATTTTTGATGGTGTATATACTTCTTCCAAAATCGATTATTTTAAATATTCTTCCATATGTGGGTACCTTATAATAAATTCCTTTATACAAATAATAAAGAAATTCTTCTTCTGTGTGATTAAACATTACGTTGTTTGTGTGTAAATCATTGTGTGTAAAAGAAAATGCATCTTGATAAGCAATAAGAGTCATTATAATTTGAAATAGACAAGAAAACCATTCATCGTCTGTGTTAAATTGCTTGTTCAAAACAAGATTATCCATTGTATCATTACAATGTTCAAGAGATGTGATTTGCACAATATACTTATCAAAAATGATATTTACATTCTCATCTATAGTTGTATATGATTCATCACTATCTATACTCATTTCAGATTGGGTTTCCGATTGAGATGTATGAGATGAATTAGATGAACAACTATCTGAATCTTCTTGTTCGATTTGTATAGAATCATCAATTTCTAAATTAGCTTCAGAAAGCTCTATAAGTTCAGGATTTTCACCACATATTTCTTCCAGACTATCAAATTCTAACTCAACTTCTTCGTCTACTATATTTAATAATTCTTTGTCATAATCTTCAATTCTAAAGAGTTTATTCTTATTCTTCATAAAAAAGTCAGATTCCAAATAATATTCAATATCTTCTGAAACATTTAATTTAAAATCTGTTACATTTGCCAAAAACGACCCATAAAAGTCTACCGCATTTACAAAATGATACTTATTTAGCAACTGGCTAGACAAAAAAGAAAAAAGGCTGTCGACATAACTTATATTATTTGTATCATAAAAATCTTTGTGACCAACTGCCCCTGATGTATCTGGAAATTGATAAAATTCCTCATTTTTTATGTTATACTTTCCCACAAGAAATTTTGATGGTTCTATCACCGGTCCAAGTTTTAAAAATGTTTTTACATTTTTAGTTTCAGTTCCATCCGAAATTTCTATGTCAAAAATTTTCTCGGAAAATTCCCTATCATTGTCATTTGTAATATCATTATTATTTTCAGAAATACTTGTAATATAATTTTTATGGTTTAAATTAATCTCCTTGTTCTCCTTAAAGTTAAAAAATGAGTTATATATAGGGATATAATTTTGGATTGTTTCGATTTTCAAAGTTTGCAGTTCCTTAAATTTTTTAAAAAGACTCTTGTTTTTACGTTTTTCATAATGAATCATCATTTATTGAAATAATATATTTTTAAATATAGCTTTTGAACTTATTTTCGTAAAATCGCATATACGTTTTTTTAATGGAATCAAAATATAATTATTAATTATGACATTAGAATTAAAAAAATTTGATATGAAATCCATCAGTTTTAAACCGAATGAAAGTAAGGGACCTGTTGTGGTTCTTATCGGGAGACGCGACACAGGAAAATCTTTTTTAGTAAAAGATCTTCTATACTATCATCAAGATATTCCTATTGGTTCTGTGGTAGCGGGAACAGAGGAAGGCAATGGGTTTTACGGTAAAATGGTCCCAAAGTTATTTATTCACAACGACTATAATTCATCTATTATTGAAAATATTTTAAAAAGACAACGGAGTGTCCTAAAACAAATTAAGAAGGAAATTGAAGCTTATCGTAAATCAACCATAGATCCTCGCGCCTTTGTTATATTGGATGATTGTCTTTATGATGCCACTTGGACACGTGATAAGATGATGCGTTTACTTTTTATGAATGGGCGTCACTATAAAATAATGCTTATTATCACTATGCAATATCCACTGGGCGTCCCACCCACACTAAGAACAAATATTGATTATGTTTTTATTCTCCGCGAAAATTATATTGCAAATCGTAAAAGAATATACGAGAATTATGCAGGAATGTTTCCAACATTTGAGAGTTTTTGTCAGATTATGGATCAATGTACAGAAAATTACGAATGTCTAGTTATCAATAACAATGTAAAATCGAATAAATTAACAGATCAAGTTTTTTGGTATAAAGCCGAGAATCACAATGATTTCAAGTTAGGGTCTAAAGAATTTTGGGAAATATCCAAGGGTATTAATTCAGACGATGAAGAAAAATATGATCCAAATAATGTAAAGAAACGCGGAAACGTACAAAAAATTAATGTAAAAAAGACAAAATGGTAAAATTAAAATCCAGCATTATCTGTAAATACAACCGGGGGTTTTCCGACATCACTAAACTCTACACCTTTAAATCCAATCCTTTTACTTAAAAATTCACAAATATAACACGACACAAAAACAATTACAGAATCTACAAATACATCTTTATTTCCCTTTTTCATATAAGTATTTAAAACTACGCGTAAGACAAAAAATATGAATGTAAGCCAAAAGGCATATGTAAGGATTGATTTCATAAATTATATTTTTTCATTAAAAAGATAATTTTAACGCAATTACAATTATTTACAAGCATTATTAACACGCGTGAATGCATTTTTTGATAATTCAGGGCATCCAGGATTTTTATCAGTGTGGGTTATTAAACTTAACCTCTTATACACTTTTCTGTCAGGGCATTCACTTAATTCACGATTCAATCTTTCTAGTGTATATCCTTCGGTTTTTATTTTACAACTTGAATCATTAATTGATGTGTTGTATTGCATTTCATACTCAATATCACCCTTACTCTTTGGAGGAACAATGGGTTCAAATGGCATAGATTGTCTAAATCCTTGACTCGAACTTTGTTTTGGAAATGATTGCTTTGAATTTTGTGTATTCTGCCAACTTCGACTTTTTTGCCCTGTTTGACTCTTTTGGCTCTTTTGATCTGATCGATGTTGACTTGTATAAGTCCTTTTACTTTTATAACTTTGTCCAGGTTGACTCTTCCCAGGTTGACTCTTCCCAGGTTGACTCTCTTCGGGTTGACTACTTTTATTTTGAAATCCATTAAATCTTTGAGATTCCGCCGCCCGTGCACGTTGCTGTGCACCTAGAAATGATTCTTTTTTAAATTGTGATTCTTTGGCAAAATTTTTTCCAGATTCTGCAAATCTACTTTGAGTATCTTCTGAAAGTGCCTGTCTTACTCGTTCTGCAAGCCTTTCTTTTGCTTCTTGTTCATACTGTTGTCGTTGCATTGATTCTTCGGCAATTCTTTCCGCCTTTTCTCGTACAATTCGATCTCTTTGTCTTACTTCTTCAGCAAATTTTTCATTTTGATTTAAATTCGTTTCAAATATTTCAGGTTTCCTCTTTAAATTTGGCCCCCGAAATCTTTTAGTCTTTTTATATCGTCGAAATGCAGGTGATGAAGATTTTCCTATATGAAATTTAAAATTATCAAACATATTTCCGAATAACGGACTATAAATTCTTTGTCTCTTCTTTCTACTTGAACGACTTGCTGTTTCCAATGGCCTTTTTTTAGACATAATATAACATTATATAATAAATCAAAATTAAATCTCTAGGATTTCATAAGTAATTCTATTTATAGATTTTCTTTTTCCATTCCATAAATTTTTAAATTCTTGGAATGTTTTAGGTTTCTGTTTCAATGTATCAGAAACGGGTGTTATGGAAAAAGCAAACTCTTTTTTTGGTGACATTTCCGTACTTTCAATGAGTTCTTCTTCCATATTCATATAATTTTTATTAGTATAATCGCTAATTGTTTTTGAATTATGTCGATTATATGCAATCTGTGATTTATCCCCAGTTTCAAGTACATAATTCATTTTTGTATGGAAAACTCCGTTTTCAAGATGAATCCAATATTCGGGTTTTAATTCTTTCATCTTTGCAAAAACTGCTTCCATAATGTCCCCGCCATCGAAATGATAATTGATCCATTTGTATTTTTTGCGCAAAGCACTTCGATCTTCTCCCTTTATCTTATTATCAACACAAAACCAATAATCCACTTTGTCTGCATCCATCCACGTATTTGTAATAGAATGGATTGTTTCCTGAAATGATTCTAGATTACCATTGTTTTCAAATGAAAGGAAGACACGAGGATTCTTCGATAGAAAAGAACGTATACTTTCAACCATACTCGTATTTATTTGAGTCAATTCTGATTTAACTTTTTCATATAATGTATACCAAGGTTTAAAAAGATGCTTGATATCCCCATTTTTATTTTCCCATAAATAATCATTTAAAATGTATAACATTTCAAGATCTGCATATTTTGCATAATTTTCCAACTTAGAAAACACGACTTTTCTATTAGATGTATGAATCAGTTTTTTAGCACATTCACAAACACTTTCCTTATTGTCTGTAAATATTGCACTTAAAAAATTAAAATATTCTATTTCCTTGTTTTTATAAATGTCATTATAAATAAAGAGTCTATCTTTCGGAAGTGTATAATTCTTGTATTTATTGTATAATAAATTCACCAATAAATGATTGTTTGATCGATGATAATATGACATAGCCATAGATACCCCCTCAATTCTTTCATTGTCATATTCGATCGCCTTTAATAAATAAAAGAGAGCTTCTTCGTTTTTATTAATTTTAAACAAAAGGACACCCAATTGAATACACGAAAAATATTTTTCTTGTTCCCAACCACCTAATTCCAACACTTTTTTATACCATTCAATACTATCTACCACGTGTTTTGAAGTATCGCGAAAACTTTGTGCACAATAAAACGCATACCTAGAGGCAAGTCTCAAATCTCCTTCTATTGTTTCCTTGAAATAAGCTTTTGTAAGTATCATTGCATCATCGTAGTATTTATTCACATTATTATTTCGATTTCCAGTTCTCCCTGAAAGGATATAATAATCCCCAGTGATTGTTTCTGTAGTACCGTTTGTCTCTTCATCTGTCGTCAAGTATTCGTGCAAAACTCCTACAAATTTCCATTTTCTACGATTATTTACCAAAAGAGGTCTTAGGTATTTCACATTGCTACCGAACATAAGCATATACTTATCTTTAGTGAAATCAGGTAATTGAAAATGGCCGTGTATTTTATCATCTGCATCGAAAATAAACACATAATCTGTTTTTCCATATGCTTCCTTTAATGCTTTTGTTCTATTGTAACCAAAATCTTTCCATTCATCTTCAAACAATTCTCCCTTTACCTTTTTTTTATTAAAAAAATCAATAATCAATTCTTTCGTGTTATCAGTGGAACCGGTATCCGATATAACCCAATAGTCGAATTTAATATATGACCATAAATTCTCTAATGTAGATATAATAACATTGGATTCATTTTTAACAATCATATTTAAACATACTGACATAAAGGTAATAAAATGTATTATTTAAATACTTTTAAAGAACAGTAATTTCCCCTAAAAGGTTATCTTTTATGGAACTCGAGGAAGACGCATTTAAGTCAATTGGCTCAAAGTTTAATTTTATTTCGGAATCCAATGGAACTGTGTCAAGTATTTTAATTTTTCCATCGTCAGAATTTTCTGAAATGTTTTCTATTTCTTTGATTTGATCTACATTTGTAAATGAAATTACAGGTTTGTCTCCACCTATTGAAATTTCAGGTATATCTATTTTAACTGGTTCGACTTTCTCGATCTTATCGACCTTATCAACCTTTTCTATCGAATTAAAAACATTCCCATTTAAAAGTTTCAATTCATTTTCAATGGGATCATCAATACCCGAAAGTTTTATGTCCGATGCAGGGATTGAAGGGATTGATTCAACCTCTGTCTTTGCTCGTTTTCTAGTCCTTGCGTTGGATTTTGTTACTTGTTTTACTTCTTTTTCGATAATTTCTTCTTCTACGTGTTCTTCCATAGTTTCGTCCAAATAGGCCCTTAATATAGATTCTACCGGAATACTTTCTCTAATTGTATTTAAAATACAATCTTGTATAATCAATTCCAACTCTCTGTTATTTTTTTGTACTTGTAATGGTTGAGTGTTTAATTCAAATAAATATACATTTGAATACACTTTTCGACAACTATTAATATATACTTTATGGATGAAATCGTCCAATTTTGGTATGGAAATATTTATTTTCTTTTGTTTATACCCAACACGCACAGCTGTTAACATCTTTAATTGGATGATATGGACACACGTTATTAAATCTTCTAAATATTCACAATTACTTTTTTGAACAATTCGTTTCCTCTCTTCTTCTATAATATTTGCGTTCCATTTGGGTGTACGTGTGAGAAAGTTCTGAAATGTCATCAAGTATTTTTCTTCTTCGCCATTGGTTGAACAAAGTTTAGTCGCCTCATTAAACATCGATCTTATTCCTTCAATCACAAACGGGGTAAGAATATTAATCAATCGCGAACTCCATTCGTTTTTCGATTCCTGTAAACTAGTTATATTAAAATCATCCATTAATTAATGATGACATTTTTAACTCTATTTTTGAACTTAAAACTTGCAATAAAAACATCATCAAGAATTTTTCACTTCGAATATCTCGTTTTATCTTATTAAAAAAAAATAATATCTCGTACTTGTTGGGAATATTTTTCTTTTCTACATAATCCATTAGATCGAGACACGAATAACCTTTGTTGTATAATTTTTCAGAAAATTCCATTTCATTTCCAGGCTCGTTTTTCTGCATTTCTTTTTTCAAACTTTCTTGTCTAGAATTTTTATAGGATTCTAAAAAGGTAGTCTTGTATAAATTTCCAGACGCGTCGTTAATGTAAATTTCACAGAAACGAGAAAGAATTGGTTTCATTAGTTTATACTTGTCTTCCACTACTATAAAAAACCGCGTATTTCCACTAAACAACTCAATGCATCTTCGTATCGCACTTTGTGCATCAAAAGAAAGTTTGTCTGCATTCATCAAAACAATTATTTTAAAAATATTTCCGTTAAATGTATTTATGCGAGTTTTTGCAAAATATTTTAATTCATCTCGAACAAATTTTATACCTTTTCCATGTGAACAATTTACATACATTACATAATCCTTTATCTTTTCTTTATTGTTATTAAATATGGTGTGTATAAATTGATTCATTACCGTTTTTTTACCCACACCAGAAGGCCCGTGAAAGATAATATTGGGAATCTTATTATTTTTGTGAAATGTATTTAATTTTTGAATTACATCCATTGTGTAAGTTTTTGAATAATTATTTAAATAAAAATTTAATCATATATTATCCCATAATATATGCTTTTAGAGAAACGAATCAATAATTTACCAGTTGATATAAAATTGTACATTTTGACATTTACTTATTCTCCGCAACCTCTTCCTTTGTTGAACGACATAAAACACTTTTTAAAATCTGATGAAATCATAAAAAAAATATATTATGATCGGTGGATTCACGAGATTGATTATGAACCAGAGGCAGTTATCAATTGGTTAGATAATGATTTGATTGGATATATGAATGAAAATTACGCAACAATGTATGGTTACAGAAAAAAATTTTATAATATCATTACCAGGAGTTTTTGTATAAAAAAATTGTTTGAAAAATTATGTATTACAAAAATGACTCCCCACAATTCGAGATATATACGCGCGATTGTGAATCAATATTTTTCAAAAAACCCAAAATCTACTGTAAAAATAATATGGGGTTTATTGACAGAGGAAGAAAGAGATGAATTCATTCAATTTCAGGAAAACTAAATTTATCCTCTTTTTAGCATATTTTAGTTTTTTTGAATATTTGCCATATTATTTTAAAAACTTTCTAAACTGTGTGTGTATGGGTTTGATTTAAAAGCAGAAAGCAAATCAGGGTTTAATCTATCTCCCACATTCACAGGATTTTCAGCAGGTTTATAAGTTTGCCCCATCATTTCTTTAGATGCAAATGTCTGGGGCATTGCACTTGGAACCCATTGACGGTTATTTACTCGATCATCTTCTATTTTTGCAATACTAACATTCATCTGCGGGTTAAAAACTTGTGTATTTCCGTGATTTGTTCTCGCATAAGTGGTTGGTTCTTTAAGTTCATTATTTGTTTGATTATAAGTGGCGGAATAATCTTGTACACCCAAACTGTTTGCTGCGCCACCGACATTTCCAAACGAACTATATGTAGTGTCGTGACGTTGATTTGAAATGGGTAAATTGTTGTGGGTTGCATAAGCACCCAATCCATTTTGTGATATTTGATAAGAATTGGGTGTATATATAGTTGTTTCTTTAATGGTTGGTGCCACACTTTGGTTTGCAACATAACTTGAATTTACTCCATATTTTCCATTTCCATATAAACGTGGATTCGCACACATTTCACCTCGTTTGTTTGATTGAAGAATATCGGTGATGGGTGCTAATATGGAGCCAATCGTATTAGAAACATTTAAAAATAAAGATGGTTCTTGGCTATTTACAGACCTATTATTTATATAATTTGTGTGGCTTTTGTGAACCGAATTTAAACCTTCGTAACCACCCCTACCAGTTGCAGAGGATATTGTAATATCAGAGGGAGGTAACGGAACTTTTTTAGGACCCGCATAATTTTTTGTAACATACCCATTTTGTTTGACTAGAGCTGTGGGGGGACCACTATACTCGGTGGTTGTACCTTCTCTATGCTGATCTCGAATCATTTCGGTAGAATGCATCATTGGTCCATTTGCCTCTGCCGGAGCAGTAAAATATCTTTCAGGTCCTAATTCATAAAAGGAATCTGGTAGATTTTTATTTACGGGTGGTTGTAACCCAACATTCGAGACAATACTGTTTTTGGGGCCTTCCAGATTTTCCAAAGTATATGTCATTTTTGGGTTTGTAGCGACTCTCAATTCATCTACATTTTTATCTATCCATTTATCACGAGATTCCATACCACTATTGAAACCACCACTCCCTGAATTTTCGTAACCCTTGTTTAAACCGGGGCCTACCATAATAGATTCAAATGGCTTTACATTGTTCATTGATATTGCTGGATTTACCCTGGATAAATAAAACTCGCCCATATCCGGCATTCCATTCATCCAATTAATGTCTTTTTGTGGATTAAAGAGAGGTGCTTGCTCTGTTTTTTTAATTTTATTGTTATATGTTCCCGAATTATTATCCAAAATAGATTCGTTCATATTTACTCCAACAGTAGAACTCAATTTTGATCGGTAAAAGGGTACCATATTTTCGTGTTTAAATTCATCCGTGTTTACATAATTTCCCGTTAAAGAATAAACTTGTTGTATAGTATTTCCCGTATTATTTGGAAGAGCTATGCTCTGATCTTGATATAAAGTTTGGTTAAAATACTTGTCTGTGGCAACATTTGCATTTGGATAGCTGTTGACAGAATCATCTACTTCCTTTTTGTTTACTGTTGGATAGTTTTCTACGGGAACATCTACATTTGGCAAATAATTTACCTTTCGCCCCATCGATGTAAATTTTTCTCTTCGTTTAATGGCAAATAATCCACCCAATGCTAAAAGAGGTATCGCAAGTTCCATATTATTATATAGATTTACAAAAATATTTAATAATTACACTTAATCGTGATTAATTTTACATTTCGTATATAAATCACATTTTTAAAATAGACAATATCTCCAATTAAAGTAATTCGAAATTAATACTTTATACAGACTCCCTTTTTATTTTTTCTAGAACCCCTTGGACATCTCTTTTTTTTCAAATATATATCAGGTCTCCAATTATCATCCCATTCAGCTTCGGCTTCTACTGTTCTAGATATGGGTTTTGGAACATGATCGGGTGGATATCCTAAAAGTTTATTCACGGCTCTTTTTGCACGAAGTTTTTTTAAATATATATCGGGTTCCCAATTATCATCCCATTCAGCTTCGGCTTCTTGAGCACGAAGTTTTTTAGACTTCGATTTTTTGGCTTTTAAATTAATATTTAAACGAGGGAGACCATTTGTACGAACATTTTTTCGGCTACTTGGTTTTTTATAAGATATGCAGTTTCCTTCTTTATTTTTCCTAGAACCGTTGGGGCACCGCTTTCTTTTAGTTGCCATAATATATATAAAAATATAAAATTTTAGAAATTATTTAAAAATGTTAATTTATATGTCTCAAAATAGAATCAATGAATTAAAAAAGGAGTTTACCTTTATAGTCATTATTAAAAATGATATTAAAGAACTGTTCAATACACTGCTCATCCGTGTAAAGAAATTAAAGGATGTCTATGGTGAAATTATGAAGTCAAACAGATCAAATAATTTCATTTTTGGTTTAGATTCTTTCAAATTTCAAAGTAAATTAATGGATGTAGAATACGAGGATTTAATACGAATGTATAAAATGATTTCTAATAAAATGTATTGCGAATATTACAAATTGTATAAAATAATTGTACAATATGTGGAAACTAGTGTAAAAGATACAAAGTTACTTTATCTTATTAAATCGAATGATTTTCCAATATACAAAGATCTCGAACCGTATCGTGATTACGACTTTGCAATAATACAAAATATTCACGAAACAATACTTACCATATTATTAGGAATTTTCGATTTAGTTTTAAATAACAAGGAAGAATTAAAGTTATTAAAAAATAAAAAAGATTTTGGATTGAGTATAGATAATTTCATAAATTCTTATCAATACAATATCGACATTATCATTCAACAGATAAAATTATATTGTGATTATATTACCTTTTTCCATAAGACACATTTAAAGTATTTGAAAAGAATACATACAAAATTACAGACCTTTTTTACACAAATTAATAATGATATACGTTTCGAAGATTCAGACGAAGATTTTTCATACAAGTGTGATGCAGATAAAAATACAATCGAAAGTGTCAAATCTTTAATATATGAAAACGATGACTTGGATAATATACTAAATATGTTAGGGAGTGAAACACATACAGATGATTCTGATTTTGAATATAGTGTTGTTTATGAATCGGTGAATATTGATTATGAAAAAATAGATTTAAACGAGTATACTAACATACAAAATACTATTGTGAAAGATGAAGTTAAATCAGTCGAACAAGATGAAGTTAACAAGGTACAAGAAGTTGAAGTTAACGAGATACCAGTCGAACAAGATGAAGTTAACAAGGTACAAGAAGTTGAAGTTAAATCAGTCGAACAAGATGAAGTTAACAAGGTACAAGAAGTTGAAGTTAACGAGATACCAGTCGAACAAGATGAAGTTAACAAGGTACAAGAAGTTGAAGTTAAACCAGTACAGGTTGAAATTACAAATGATCTGGTAGGGGTTGATCCATCAAAAATTCCTGAAAGTGCCCAACTTAAACCCAAACGGGGTCGCCCAAAGAAAAACTCTTAATCTTCTACTTTTGGTGCGATAAAAAACATTATGTAGTTATCATCCCAAACATATTTGATACGCAACGGATAATCCTTGGTCATTGAAAATTGGACTTCAGGTGTTAGTTTGTATGTTAAGCAATACTTGTGAACATATGTCAAACTGAATGAAAGATCGTAAACTTCTCCTTCATTTATCTCAAATTCTAAAATATCATCAATATGAATATTCACTTTCATTCCACCAGAATCTCCTGAAGTTCCCAGAGAGATTTCTTCTTCTGAAACGTGAAATTTTAACTCATCCCCAAAAATACACAATTGTGTTGTAAGTTCGTGTATTTTTTTAGAAGGAAGCAAAAATTGAGTGTCGTAATCACTGTCAGGAATTGTCATCAGTTCACATTCATATTCTATCAGAGGGACTGTAAAATGTTTGTCATATTCCCACCCTTT